AATCACTGTCTATGTTCAACGCCTTGTCGAGATAATACTCTTGAAAATATTTATTCGTTTCAGGTGTTGAACCGACCGGTAAAACCGAAAAGTTCTCGTAGTCAAAGAAATACACAGGATCGGCTCTCTGGTTGTACGCATTCTTCAAGTGCTTACATAATTCGAGATAGTCCCCTTCGGGTAAGATACTCGAGTGTTTGTCGATGAGTTGCATAACCTGACGTAGATCATTCATCCTTAAAAGTGATACCATTATTCTGTTTAATTATGTTTAAAAAAATAAAAACTAGTATTCACAAGGATGGCTGGGCGTTTGAATTTGGCCACTACGGGTATAGAAGATACATTCTTGACGAGTTCTCCAAAAATGTCTCATTTTTTGTCCACATTCAAAAGACATACTCCTTTCGCGATTGAAATTAATGAATGTCAGTTTGATGGTGTCAAAGACTATGGGGAGTTAATCACGTGCAGGATACCCACATTTAAAGGAGACTTTATAAAAAATCTTACAGTCAAACTCGCCAGGAATCCTCTATCACCTCGTGGGACATCCTGGTCACCATCATTCATGTCTCGATTAGTAGAGTTTGCAGAACTTTATATAGGTAGTCAATTAATTGAGAAAATTACAGGTGAATATATATATCTGTATCAACAATTACGAAACAATGATTACGATACGAGACAAACACTTTATTTTTTAACGGGACACGGTGACCTATTAGATTATTACGAAGATGAGTACATTTACTTCCTCGATTTACCATTCCATTTTTATAGGAATCCAGAATTATCAATTCCTATATGCGCATTAACAAAACAAAGTGTAGAAGTTAGATTAAAACTACGAGATTTCAGTGAAGTCATCCTAGACAAAAACTCTTTTGGGGGTAAAATCAATCGTTTATCCCTTAATGTCGAATATGTTTATGTAGCCCCCGAAGAAAGGGCATTCTTTATGTCAAGTGAAATCAGTCGTATTATCACACAAGTACAGTTATCAGAATTCAAAATGGATTTGAAAAAGGAAGTCATGCTCAACTTTAAACACCCAATAAAAGAGATGTTATTTGTTTCACAGTCAAATGTAGCGTCAGAAAATAACTTTTCGAATCAATATAATACAATCAAAAGTCTAGAATTGAAATTAAATAACGAAACATTATTTCATAAAACAGGTAAAGAGGTCGGATACGACCACACCTTGGAGAAATACCTAAACTCACCCATCGCGAGTGAATTTGGAGGTCCAATAGAAATAGAACAAAGAAAATTCGGACCCAGTATTTTTGGTGTGCACACATTTGGGTTACACCCTACGGAAAGTGAGCCATCGGGTCACTTGAACATGTCGAGAATTTCACATAAATTGTTAAATATAGAAATTGAACCCCTAACAAACATTAATACCAACACACTCACTACACAAATCGACACCGAAAATTCTTCAATACCTTTTACTATATCAACTGATACACAAGTCCCATTCACAGAAACAGTCACAGAAGATACAACAACGACAACAACTACACCTGTGACAGTGACAAATAACATCACTACAAAAAAAGAACAGGTGGAAACGACAGTTACCACCGCTACAACCGTCACTCAAACTATTGGTTTGTCTCTTAATCCTATTCAACCAACGGCTGTAGCTGATGTTGTGACGGTTACGACACTCGTAAACACATTAAATCTTCCTGTCAATGTAGTAATTGTCTCAGAAGTTGATGGTACACCAGTGATTACCATAGATACGTCATCTTCTACAGATACGATATATCAGAACCCAGTGGTAGGACCACCATCTGAAACTTTAGGACAAAAAACGATCGTTTCGACTGCATCCGAGTCTACATTCAGAATTTTCACACGTACAGGTACCATCGGATTCACACCACCTTCCACTCAAATAGAATTTACAGATACACTTACATCTGTACCAACCACTACTACCCCAGTGAGAGTCATAGGGGATATAGATAATTTATTACGGAACTCGGTAGATTCTGAACCATTAGTAAATACAGACGCAACGAACGACAATGGTACCACAAACATTAATGGAAATGCGACCGAAAATTTGAGTTTAACCAGTCCCGGTTCCGAAGTGGTATTTGGAATATCAAATCCAACCTTGACAGAACCTACTAATGCGGGGACTGCTGGTGGAAGTGGGACCGGTGTTTCGATAAGGGTGTTTTCCTCACGGACTAATCCCGATGGATCCATTACATCTGTAGAGGTGGTATCAGAACCTCCTCCTACTACCATAAAATTTGACATAGAAACCGATCCTTCAGAATATGGAAGTATTTGTAAAATAAGTAAGGATGGTTCGCGTATTATTTCTACACATGCGGGGGATTATCTAGGAGTAGCAGCATACATATATAGACATATTTTAGAAATTACCGAACCAGCTACTTTCGGTGGTTTTGTTCCAAATGAGACTTTTATAAGGGAATACTTTGTAAGTAATAAAACAGCCAGGGTTAACCCAAACGTTGTTCATACGAATAATACCGCTAAACAAACTGTCATTAATTTTGATGGGTCTGTAATAGTAGGTTCTAACTACAGGCAAATAAATTATCCGATTGATGAGACTATTGATATATGGAGATATACAGAGTCTTGGGCTGAAAGTACAGTTGGTCAAGGGACATGGAGCACTATTGTACAATTCGGTAGACCTTCAAATCTCCCCCGTATGCATTATGGTCATAGTATGTCCATGGATAAATTAGGAAATAGGTTCGCTGTGAGTGGAATTGTGATTCCCGGTGAACAATCGACAGATGCTAATGTTGTAGTCATTTACAATTATTCTAATGACCAATGGAGTTCTAATCAGATACAATTACCCATACAATCTGGAAATTATGGTGTACAAGTCGCGTTGACAGGTGACGGTAACACACTATGTGTGAGTATGCATGGGAATGACACAGGGACGATAAACTGTGATGGTAGAATATTCTTGTACACATACATTAATAATACATGGTCCTTTTCAGAAGAACTGTATTTACCAACACCCGATCCATCGAACCCAAGTAGAAGTATGTTCGGTAGATCAATAGCAATAAGTGATGACGCGGAAAAAATTATCGTAGGCGCTCCCAATTGGAATGGTGGTTGCGCATTCTTATATTGTTTAATTGATAATGAACAACACCAAATTACACCAAATACATCAGGTCTCACCAACTTCGGAACCAGGGTAGATATCAGTTCAGATGGTGAAAGGATTATAATAGGGTCAAGGTCTGGTGGTATAGAAATATGGTCACATGAAGACTGTACAACTGATGCATCGTTCGTAAGTTATCACAATGCTAGTGGAACTGGACAAATTACTGATGTTTCAATAAGTGAAGATGGTTCTAAATTTGTATACAGTTCACCCGATACTAATAAAATTTATATTAACGATTCGCGAGTTACAATCTCAGAACTGGATCGAGATAGTGCTGATTATCGCGTCACATCAAGATTGTTGGGGGAGATTGAGATTACTAATCGCGTACCACTTCAGCCAAGATATAAAGTTGATATTAAAACACTCACATCAACTGCAATTACTACAGTAGTCACAACAACTCCCTTTGACAGTGTTCAAGAGGTGCAGGAAGAGAAAACGCGTATAGAAGTGAATGAGACAACACGTGATAACATCATTACTGGGATTGAAAATACTATAACTTCCGAAGAAGGTATTCGAACTCAAACAGAAACAACCACCACACAGTCATTACTAACGGTACCCGCAACCGTTTCACAAGAACATGATACTCGAGTGTACGCAGTAAATTACAATGTACTCGTGTTCCGTGATGGTTTAGCAGGTTTAAGATTTTAATTGTGTATAATAGTAATGGCTGGTATCGTTCAACTTCAGTCGAGTGGTTCTAAGGGAAATGAATTTACGATTAATCCAGAATATTCCTATTTTCATAGAGTGTACAAGAAAAGGGAACATTTCTCCGTTTTTTCTAGAGAATTAAACGCAGAAACTAAACCAGATTTTAATAAAAGTATCAAGTTTGTAATCCCACAAAATTGTGGTACGTTTTTGACCAAACTTTCATTGAAAATAAAACTTCCCGGAATACACACACCCGATGTTTGTTACATTGAATCAATCGGACACGCCATCATAGAAGACGCGAAGTTATATATCGGTGGAGAATTGATACAGTACCTACCTTCCGATTATTTTCAAATATACTCGGAACACAACGTATCACTCACACATCAATATACACTCGAAGAACGTATCGGTAAATATCCTATACAAGTAGCCACTATTCCTGTATCCGACAAACGAATACTCGCATATAACACTACAGGCAAAGATGGTACTGATGTCGAAATGATCGTAGAACTTCCTTTTTACTTTTACAAACACCCAGAATTAGCATTACCTATTTCTTCAATACACAAACAACTAATCGAAGTTGAAATAAAATTAAGAGACTCTAAACACCTTCTCACTGATATAAATGGTACCTATCCTATAGTGAACGCAGAAAAACTGAGTCTACTCGACGCAACGCTGTCGACCGATTTAATTATCACAGAGAAGAACACTAACGACGACCGAGATCATATAATAACGCAGATTCAGGAAATTATTTTTGAACTCGATGAAGACGAAGATAAAAAAAAGGTTTTATTGAACTTTGTAAATCCCGTTAAAGAACTATACTTCGTAATCCAGCGAGAAGGTGTATCCCCCTTTGACTATGATAATTCCGATTCCTTTATAGACGATACGTATATTTTATATGAAAATCTTAAACATCTTGAATTAAAGTTGGATGATCAGGTTATAATTTCGGAAAAAGTAGGAAACGTGCAATTTCTCAAAGCTGTTCAGGGTCGTATCCATCACACGAGAACGCAACTCATCAGACGTTTTTATTCTTATAGTTTCGCATTAAAACCTGAAGAATGGTACCCAACTGGACAAATCAATTTCAGTCATATAAAAAATCAAATCCTCGAAACTGAATTATTTAGGTGCACCCCACCTACAACGAGAAAAATAAAAGTGTACGCGTTGAGTTATAATGTGTTGAGAGTTTGTAAAGGCGTCGCAAACTTGTTATATTAAAAAATAGACTGATATATAAGGCATGGGTGAAGCGTCAAATATATCACTTAAAGCTATTGGAAAGCATGACACTCACCTACTTTCCAAAGAATCGTCATTTGTACCGAGAGACGTTTTTAGGCATTCCAATTTTATAAAATATCACCGAGATAGAAATGTCATAAATCCAAATACGTCCGAAGGATGGCCTTTTGGACAAACTTTGAAAATTGAATTTAATCCGAGAAATATGGGAGACTTATTAAGTAACATGTGGCTAAGCTTGAAATTACCTAAATTGGAATCGAATACCAATAATTATGCTGATCAGGTAGGTAGACATATATTAAAGAGTATCACGATGTATGTGGATGAAATTGAAATAGAAAAAATCCATGACGATTGGGGAATCATACATGATGAATTGTATCTGGAAATTTCAGAAAAGATTACAAATGTGTATTTGTTAAATAGAAATTTGCGTTTCGACGACGCTACGCTACCAGGATTTTCGGATTTGGCTCTGTACGAAACCAACCTAATGATACCTATCCCATTCTTTTTTTCAAGGAAGTATACGAATGATGAATATAAAATAAATGAACCAAACAAACCCTATTTTCCAGTGTGTTCTATACACAAACAAAAAATTACATTTGAACTCGAATTTCACCAACAAACATTTTTTACCGATACTTCAACTGTGTTGACCCTAAAAGAGTTTGATATAATTACTGAAGAAATTACAGTTTCGGATGAAGAAAGATTATACATGACGAAACAACCGCTCAAGATAAGCACAGATTTTGTGAAACGACATCCATCGACGACAACCGAATTGGGAAAAGAGTTTGTGAGAAACAATCTTGTACCAAACATACCTGTAAAATGTTTACATTGGTTTTTTAGACGACAAACATTTGAAGATGAAGGTATCGCGCGACAACCCACAACTACAATTCAAGATGAATATTATTACCAGAATCGGTTCAACTTTTCAACAGCTCCATCTTATGACACGGGAAGCTCGTTTTTTGGGAACGTCATGAAATCGGGATTCATATATCTACTCGGTAATAGACTTCCGAATATAACAGATGCGACAGCCAATTACTATAAATATAAGATACCATCCGACACGCGTTTAACTATCCCACTTCGTAATATATACACATACAGTTTCGCGATTCGACCAAAAAATACCATTCCATCGGGTGTTATAGATTTCGTTGATATTCAATCGGATAAAACTACGATCGATGTTGAATTAACTGATGTTTCGAATGTATATTCGATGCATATGTACTATACAGGGTATCAAACCATGTACTTTGAAAATGGTTTCATGGACTTAAAATAATAATTTAGTTAGGTAGGTATGGAAATCATAGATTCCCGACGAGAACAGAGAACTACATTTGAAATTAAAAAAACTCTCGATACGAGAAGAGCCACGGACCTCGGCTACACCCGATCCCTCTGCGCCTCCCGACTGTACTGTCTAAAATCTATCTGTGCGATCGTACCACGATTTACAAACCATATGAGTTCATCGAACCCATATGTTGCGTTAAGTTCACGCCAGTAAAGTTTTGAAGCTTCTCGTATTTGTCTGAAAATTCCCAATTTTACCTTGTTTTCGGGATCCTTCTCGTGTTCTTCAAAGGCATCACGGAGAGCTTCTGTACTTCTGATCCATGTGTGGCATTTATTGAGGGCATCCGATGTCATGATGAAATCTTCGCCAACTACATCGGGTTTGACAAGTAACTGATTCCTGGTTTTATACATTTCTTTCATTAATCGACACATGTGAATATAATCACCCTCAGGTATTCGATGAGAGTGTTTATCGATGAGACTCATGAGTTCTTCCATTCTTTCTTAACATTACAAGTATTTCTATTCACTTAGGCTTACTTCAACATCTTGATGCATTCCCTGTCTTGGTGGGGGGTAGTATGCACCTGGTTCAACTGGGTCAGACCACTCTTCATGTAACTCATGTAAAAATTGATTCAACCCTGGGTACATAACCTCTTCATCATCTCCGGTCAATCGATCTGATTGGGTAGCTGTATCGTGGTTATCATCCATCCACATATATGGTAACTGTTGTGGAGCCCAGTCTAGTTGTCGTGTCCGAGTTGGTTCGTATATGAGAGGTCCATCTCTCTCTGGGTCATGGTCAGACACCAACATGGGTGTGGATTGGTCAAGAAATGAAGGTGGTTTCACATGTTCTCGTAGCGCATGTATAGTATCACACAGCTGTAGATAATCCCCCTCTGGGATATTTCCTGAGTTCTTGTCAATGAGTGCCATTATTTTATGAAAGAGATCCATATTTCATTACAATTACATATGTTCGAGGCTACTTAGGTTCTTAGAACTCTTTTTGAAGAATAACCGCTCTACACTTTCATATTCTTCAAAGAGGTATGTGATATCATCATTCCTATACATCGCAACACGGATATTTGCACTCAAATTTGTTATTTTGGTGCGCACTATATCATCATAGTCATGCATCGTTATGAAGGACAGTAGTCTTTTGCACTTTATAAAGAGGATATTAAGATTTTCACGTCTCTGACCAATTACAGGACTCAATATCTCAATGTACCTCTTCTCACCACATTCATTCACAGCTTCAATTATTGAAACAGGTTTCGGGGTAAAGAAATCGGCAATCGAGTGTATAATATTTTGCATTTTTTTGGGGCTGGGGGTGCTTCAATGGGTACAGTACAATGGACAACTTCTTCCCAAATAATACGCTGAACGTCGTTGCAAAGTGGAGCAGTAGCCTGACAGAATGCAATTCGGAGTTCGTCCGTCACCAATGGGAAAAGGTATTCTTTCATGCTTATTGACTTTCACCTTTTCCTGTGCGACTTAGGTTTCGTTCAAGTCGTAATTGCTCGAGTTGAACATCTAAAAGTATGCGGGTTGGGGCATTCCACAAGGCCATCTTGAACCATTTATAGGTTGATTCTAAATAATAAGGGCCCATTGAGAGCATAGTATTGTAGAGAGCTGTGAAAAGCATCTTTAGAGTACTATGGTTTCTTCTTTTTATATGACTTCAACAACCTGATAAGGTCTATAATACCCCCTATAGCAATGGCGCTTGTTAATAAGATAGTATTCCGTGCAATCATAATATTTACAATAAGCAACCTTGCTTTATGCTCTTAGAACCATCGAGACAAGTCGTTACCCAACCAGTAGCATCCTTATCATATGCGTACGAATCACTTTGGGGATAGGCGCGGCATGGGGTATCAGCATCCTTGTTGAACGCCACAGATAACAGACTAGATCTGTATTCATCATCCAAATCAACTTCACTCAATCTCGACATACATCCCTGAACGTTTTCAATCTGGTCACCATCTTCACCAGGTCCATATTCCCTGAAGTTATCACCATCGCTACCAAAGTTACCTGGTAAAACATATCCAGAAACACCAGCATCGACAACATTCACCAAACCAGTGCCAATTAACGAAGTAACACTCTCATCACTCTTCATCTTATCACCATCATAACCAAAAAAGTATTCTTTATCATCACTGTTAGTGTAAGACATCACATAGTTTTCACCAACCTTGGTGAACTTGATTTTGTAATGGTAGGTAGTAGGTTTAGAACTTCTGTATCCAAAACCATTGTTGGAGTATTTGATATATTTCCCCAAACCCTTTGACATAATAAAATACGTGTTCGCCCGACCTTCAACAGCTTCGAGAGTGACCGCCATATCTTCTGTTCGCGCACCTGAATTATCCAATTTGAAATTATGTTCATTAGCATTTTCAATGGGAACAATTACAACAGAGGGATTCTTGCTAGTCACAAGAAATTTGTCACCAACAAAGGGGTGAGACCCCATCGGTTCTGGAGCTTCCTCAGCCATCATTTCTTCTTCAGGTTCCACTGAAGGTGTTGATGGAATTGGGGGTGGTACTGGAGTTACAACTGGAGCTACGACTGGAACTACAGTGGGGGATGGGAGTGTGAGACCATTGTTCATGTACCAATAAGCGCCTGCAGCCACTGCAATCACAATAATGATAATGAAGATCACCTTCTTATTCATAATTATATTATACCAACTTTTTTTTTCGCTGAATATAATAGAATGTCTCCTGAAGATATACCGAAAAAGGTTCAGTATGTCTTACTGGATTCCACCTTTGTGAATGGGACAAATAATACATTTTCGTTGGATCTCACTCTCGAATCGAATACACATGTTGAAGATATCGGTCGAGTGATGGGTATCAAAATGGTCGATTTTTATATAACACAAGTAGGTGATAATAGTTCAAATTTGAGTACGGATATTGCAAAGTTTGTAGATATCGTCTGCCCTGATATTCCCAAAGTGGCTCAAATGTTGGACGAGCGTCACGGACAATTATTGGCTCGTGTTCCCCTAGAAAGACACTTTAGTGGAAGTAACGATATTATTCTTCGTGACAAACAATGGAAAAGTTTCAACCGACAAACAAATTATTTCAATCCTATTTCGATAAAAAAATTACATTTTGAAATTTTTGAACAACAAGATGATGGTGATTATGTAAAACTTCAACCAGATGCAAAGTGGTACATGGTGCTTGAAATTACTACTGTGAATGTCAAAGAAAAACCTAAAGATCGAGAACTCCAAATTCTTCAGGCACTCGAGAAACTTCTCAAAAAAATTGACACTCTAAACTATAATGTTCAGAAGTTACCTGATAAACCTCCAGAGGAAAAACCAAAAAAATATTCATTTGGTCTCCTAATTGCTTTTCTTACTTCTTTATTAGGTGGTTTCATTTGGTGGGTCAATAAAAGTTCTTGAAATTTATAAAACTGTGGATTAGTCGGACAACTTAACACTTGGTTCGGGATCAAATGCACACATAAGATTATAAGAAATTGTAATTCTCCCAGGTTTAATACACGGAACCACTGTGTGATATAATGAACTTGGGAAAATTATAACACTACCTTCACCAATATTTTTTATACCACCCGTATTAAATGTAATATCACGGTGACATACAGCGGATGTTGTAGACCCAGTCGGAATAAAAAATCGTGTGCTATTTCTTTCATTTTTGTCATTTAGAATATATATCAAAGAAAATGCTAAATTAAATCTCTTACCTCCGATATATTGTGATAAATCATCATGTGAATGTAAATGAAAAGTACCACCCTCACTATATTTTGTGTACCACGAATCACCAATAGTAACTTCATTGACTGTTATTTTATTTGTATTTTCTCTTGAGTTATATTCAACAAGCATTTTACGGAAAGGTTCAAATACTAAACTCTCTACCAATTTAGGGTTGTTTAGAAAAAGTGTAGGTCCAGGTTCTGTATCATAGCTCGTATATGCATTATCTAAACCAGCGTGATTATTCGCATGTGCGGTTTCAAGTTTATTGATCCTATCTACAATTTTATTTTTCATTTCATCATGTTTTTCGTATTTAGTCCAATAAACAAACTCGGACGGAAAATGATAAATACCCATGATGAAATAAACATTTTATTCTTTAATTTGAATTACTCGGTAATCAACTTTATTATAAATAAATAATGGGGTATATAACCAATATGTATTTATAATGTATATTAATACTTTATCATTTTCAATCATCTACACGGAAGCAACAACCTTCTTCTTGGTAGCAGCCTTCTTGGGAGCGGGAGCAGGAGCAGGAGCAGGGGTAGCAGCCTTTGTGGGAGCGGGAGCGGGAGCAGGAGCAGGAGCAGGGGTGGGAGCGGTAGCCTTGGTGGGGGTGGGACCGGGAGGACCAGCGGGACCGGGAGGACCAGCGGGACCGGGAGGACCAGCGGGACCCACACCACCAGAACCTCCTGCCCCACAGTTGTCAATCAATCTGAGGAGAAGGCTATAGAGACGGGTCTTGTCTAGACGGGTGCGCTTGAGCTCAGCTTCAATATCGATGCGGAGGGAATCCATAGTGTATTATATATAAAGGAAAGATTATCTTTAAATCAAATGATTATCATCGGTCCAAATCTAAATTCAGGTATAGGAAACCAAGCATTCAAATATACCAAATTGTTTTTACCTGATTCTGAATACCATGTATTTGGGAGCAAAATTCCTGAACATGAACATGGCCTGATTTATATGCTCCCAATCGGTGGCCACCTGGAATATCTCAAGTATGTACGAACACGTGTCAAGAACCTCGCATGTATGACCATATGTGAGACTGAGACTGTACATGAAGATTACGGTCTGATCATGAAAGAGTTTAAGAAAGTGGCTGTACCCAGTGAATTCTGCAAAATGGTTTTCTCTCGGCAATTTCCTGATAACGAGTTCTATGTCATTCATGCCCATATACCAACACCGAAAGAGAAACCATATACATTCTATCATATTGGGAACATTATGGATCCTCGAAAGAAATTTCAGAGTGTTCTCCAAGCTTTTATCCGTCTCAATGAACCAAATACACGTCTCATCGTAAAGGCAACGTGTAATCAACCAGTAGATATTCGGTTACCTAGAGTTGAAGTCATTAATGATTTCATTTCTGATGAAGAGATGAATGAACTTCATAATCGTTCTGACTGCTATGTGAGTTTTTCACATTCAGAGGGTATAGGTATGGGAGCGGTTGAGGCGGCACTTAGGGATAAACCTGTGATCGTGACAAACTATGGTGGTGCCCCTGAATATGTGAAGACACCCTATATGATTGATTGTGAACTTCAAGAGTTGGAGAAGGATGATTTTCTCTTCAAAAAGGGGATGCTTTGGGGTAATCCAAACTTTGACCAACTCTTGGAATTCATGAGGCATGCATATGATAACCGTGTCCGATACATGGATCACGAACACACAAAAAAACTAGTGGGGAGGGAAAATGTTCTAAAAGAATTCATCTTGAATGTAATTGGTAGCGAGAATGATAAGGCCAACGAGGATAGTACCACTCATCATTGAATCTTTCTCTGCGATAATTTTCATCACGAGATCGTCAATGACTTGGATACCAGTAGGCTTCTTAACTATACGAGGTACGAGGGTGCTGATAGTGATGTAAAGTGCCATCGCTATTATTACAGGTCTAAGACTCTCCTGGTCTAACATCACGTTTCTATTAATCGGTGATTTTAATTTTGCTCACATCAACCTTCACCCCAAGTTGGGTATGCTTCACACTATGTTTTTTACAGAAGTCTCCACAGACCGCTTTGAATGAACATGGTTTTCCAGACATTGTCGTCGCACAACATATCTTTTTAGAATTTCGTTGTTCATTCACAACATCAGGGGGTTTATCGATGACTATCATCTTTCGTGAATCCTTTTTCTTTTCATGTTCCTGATACTTCTTCTTCATAATCCATGTTGCATTCGCAAGCTGGATACACTTCTCATCTGGCTCGCTGAATCGGTACATTTTGACCGCATCAGCGAGGCAACGCTCCCACATGGTATCACGGATGACTTCCATTTTAGTTTAAATATTTCCTTTGGATACCTTCACTTAGGTATAATTTTATGCAATTTCAGAGAGATACATATCAACTTGACCCTCGAAGTCTGGAAACTTATCAACAGTCTTCTTCGTGACCATCTCTTGAACATTTGTGATATGTTCCCTGAACTTCTTCACATCTATACCTGTAGCGTTATGAATCTGTGTATCCGTTGCAATGTTTCCGAGGGCGTAGAGGTGTCCGACTGCGTAGTTCGCGTTCCGGACGGACATCACGGGTGATGAATCCTGTTGGGCTGTGATGGCATACTGAGCCGCCTGCTTGACCATCTTTTCGATAGAGTTCTTAGTACCCCTCGACCTGTTCTGCATCATAAAAAACAGTACGAAG